CCGTCAAATCGAGCGTCGATATAAACAGCGTCTTTGTCGTCAAGCTTCGCGTTTGGATAGATTGAAGTTATGACTGCCTTCTGAATGGCAACTTCATCCATGCTATCCGTTATTTCCACCTTTGCTACATGAGCCGCATCAAGTATTTTTACCCGTCGCTCAACAGCGGCTTTTATTTCAGCCTCGTCAAGCTTTTTACTCTTTGCAGTCTCAAGTTCTTTTTCAAGTTCATCGATCCGATCCTTAAATCCGTCGCGTTCAGCTTCTACTTTAGTTTTATCCAAAGTAAGAGTTTTATTCTCGGACTCAAGTTCATCGTTCCGGTCTTTGGCTTTGTTGAGAGCGGTAATGACAGGAGCTTCCGCTTCATACTCAACGCCGTCAAGTTTGTATTTCTTGAGATCGGGCATCTTTGCCTCCTTGTCTATATAGTCAGTCGCATTAGCGACATCTTGCACTAGTTCAGCATCAAGCGAATCAAGCCGTATCCTTGCGGTATCACCAGCTCTCGCTTTATCTACTACACTTACATGGTTAGCAAATAAATTTCTTTGAATGACATCATATGGTTGTCCACACCATCTAGCTCCTGGTTCGGCAGGTTCTAAATCCACTTCATATCCAACTGATAATTCTCGCTGACCGTTTTCAACAGTCATAACCGCTTCTGCGTCTTGTATAATCATATCAATCGAAAGATTATACATGTCAGTGTTTCCATCAGGCGGACTCGATGGGTTATTCCCAAGGTTTCCTATTTGATATTTTTTTATATTCTTTGCATCTACACCTTCGGACGGATGATTTAATGTCAAAGGTTTTAATTTCAAAGAATCCAAAAATACAGTTGAAAAAACTTCCTCTGGAAGCCTAAGCTCTCTCTGTATCGTTCCATCAGCTAACTTATACTCATACACACCAGTCGTACAAATAACAGCACGTCCTTTAAGATATCCTTCTTTAGTTTTTTCAAACTTAGAAGTCATCCACTGAGGAGCATCTATTGTATCAAACCGGCGAACTTTGTTCACTTTTTAGTCACCTTCTTCTTCTTTTTACCGCAGGCCATGTTAAACCTCCAAAATCATATATATTATAAATCATATATATAAAAGTGTCAACCCTGTCTGTTTCCATGTTCCATATGCTTCTCAATTCCGTTCTTCCATATTCTTTTTCTTTGCTCTGTCGATAGTTCAAAATAGTTTCCATTTTTATTTAACGTTATAATTATTCTTCCAAAATCTATTTTTTCTACTTCGTCTTGAAAGGCTTTTAAAAGTTCAGGAGTTACATGCATATCATCCCCCTATGAAATTTCCCCAATATAATCCAGCCGTGCATCGGCAGTTTTCTTCGTATCCAGGAGGAACTTTCGGCATAATCCCGGTTCTTTTTATCCACGTCTTTCCGTCGTTACTATAGACAGAACTATCAGACCATTTACAAATTTTCCCTTCCATAACCCAGTGAGATGGGATAGCTTTTGGATATTTCCCAAAAGGATTGCCTCTTACCCTTTCATCTAATGCTGTTTGCCATATATATTCATCATTTCCTACGCCTAAAGCATAATTGCTTATTATCCTATCAACTAAATGACCTGTTTGGTTTCTTGCTATAAAAGCAGACCTTTTGCCTATAAACTTTCCATTCAAAATATTTATTTCTTCTAAGAAATCAGGGAAAAGCCATCCCGCTATTATTCCAGTTTCTATTATTTTCATAAACTTACTGTTATAATCTTTGGCTAAACCTTTTATATTTTCATAATTGTTTTCAATCCATAGTTTTCTTATGTCTATCCAATCGGGTGGCATAGAATTATACGGATCACCAAGTACGGCTTCTGTCTGTCTTTTCCACTGTTCTAAAGAAAAAACCAATATTTTATCACAAGTCGATTCTATTATTCTTGAGAGATCAGAAGTAAACAACAGGCCAGCGCCAAAAAAAGCAATAATGGCATCTTCAAGCTCCTTCTTTATTTTTCTAAAGTCTTCTTCAAACGCATCGTTTTTATATAACGACTTATTTTTCTGTATCATTTTTTTAAGTTCTGGCTCAAATATAAGCATTCTTTTGTTTATATATTCTTTCATTAATTTAGATATTTCTTTTGCATATACTTTTTCAATAGCTAATGGATATAGCCATCTAGGAGTTTTTATCTTTGGAGTTTCTTTAAACTTTTTAAGATGTATTCTTAATAATATGTTAAATTCGTTATTCATCATCTTCCTCTGGAATGTCTTCTTCTGCCCAACCTTTTTCTTTTCTCGTTTCAGAAGAATCTCTAGCTCCCATTTCTACATATATTTTTTCTGTTTTAGCTTTTACTTCTTCTGTTTCAGCATATATCTTTTCACATTCAGCTTTTTCTTTTTCAGTCATCTGATACAAAGAGTTGAATGTAAATGTTGGAGGTTCTACTTTATTAAGAACAGATAACAACCCAATAATCGTTCTTATAGGTAATTGAAGCTTGTTTCTTTGGTTTGATTCTATAATATCGTAATAGTTTCTAAGATCGTTTTCACCGGTAGCATTAAGACCAGCAGGGGACCGACCAAAAAGTCTAGTCACCGGTATACCAGTAGAACCAGTTAATTGTAACATAAACCGGTCTATTAATTCAGGAAGCCCTGCTACAGTAGCGTAGTCACGTTCCCATTTTTCATTCTCCCCTAAAATAACAGCATTTATAATTGACTTAGACATATTTATAATTTCCATTCGTTTTACTAATTTACTCTCTTGCCCATTAGCAAGCATTTCTCCAAGATGTTCTACGGTAAACCTTCCAACAACAAACTCATAAAGAATATTTGCTACAGACTGGTTTATTCCACCAAGATCCCTTATTGATTCATATATTGGTTGGAGAGAACTCATACCCCAATGCCTATTATCAGAAGTTAGATATCCCCTCATTTTAGCGGGTACAGGGTCATTGTAAAAAGGAATAACTCTTGTGTGATGAACATACATTGGAACGCTTGTTTCATTTACAAAGTAATTTATTTTATACTTTAGCACTTTCCCGAAAGTAGGAGATTTAGGATTTTTGTCAAAAATACATTCGCTTATGGGGATGCTAGTTCTATCTACTACTTTTAAATATTCAATGCTTTTCAGCTTAGACGTGTTCAATGGCATGTCTGGAGTCTGGCCATCCATCGCTCCAATTATTATTAAAGACCCGCCGTAAAGTCGTTGCCACCTTATCGCTTCATTGAATTTACCTTCCACCTCAAGGTTAAGCATATTCTCTTCAATTGTTTTTGCTCCACTGCCTTCAAGATAGATCCACTCTCTAGTTTCATCGTCTGCCACACATGTTATTATTCTTGAAGAAAGGCCATCACCCATGTACATCTGTGATAAAGTATCATCATCAAGAGGAGTGAATGAGTCATATTCGGTATGTTTTGTTTTATCTTTTGTCGCACTTCCAAGCCCAACAAAAAAGTTTTTCCATGAGTCAGTATTTGAAACTGAGTCGCTATTTATTTTAGAAATAACTCCTGGTAATTGCTTGTCTAGTTCTTTTAAAGCAATAGTATAATCACCGCTTTCTTTCGCTATCGTTAGTTTGTTTTTAGATCCTTTTGGACGCGGCATAATATCCTCCGATAAACTATGTTATCGAAAGTATTATATATCATATTTTATATATAGTCAACAGACTAGTCTCCCCATATATTCGTGTCAAAAGTTTTAGTAATCGAGTACTTTCCTTCCTTGATTAATGAAGAAAGACTGTCCGGGGCATCATCTGGTTCTTGGTCTGGCAAGTAGTCAACAATTTGTTCAAGATAGTTTTTATCCATTCCTTGGTTATCCCATTCAATATCTTTCCATATTTCATAAGCAAAAGTATTTATTTTTTCTGTTTTCTTCATTCGTTCATCGTAGTCTTCAACCCATATATGGTTTCTTTTTGCCTCTGGATGCATACGGATGTAATCTCCGGTATACCCTCTATCAGAATTAGTCTCTATGTATACTCTGTTCGCTTTATATTCAACCATCTTCTTAACAACAAATGGTATCCAGTTTTTGATATTTCCAGGGAATACAAAACCGGTCCCGTTAAACTTTCCGCCTGGAAGCCTACCGAGTATCGTTAAAGCACAATAGTGAGATCCATCATATGCAGCATCTACATGTGCTTTTACATCAGTTACTTTGTCATCATGCCACATTCCTAAATTAGGATTTAAGAATGGTTGGTCTTGCTCTGATTCGTGTGTAAGAAAATAGTTTATTGACCACAACATTGGAGTTGTGAATCTTCTCTTTTCTTCAATCTGTTCTACTGTAAATAAGTTAGTATCGTTTATTGTATAAATTTTAGGAGTTGGTAATATTGACCACCCATCTTTTTTATGCCAAAAAGTACCGGTTGCCCCTATATGCTTTCCTGGGTCAATAACATTTGAAAACAATTCATTTATTACAGTATTAGTATGCTCTCTTTCTGCCTCAGAAAGTCTGTCATCCAAATCTATTAAGTCGTCAATCATTATAAAGTCAAAGTGTTTTCCAGTGAATCTTGAGTCTGCCCCAAGAGCTTCCATGCTTCCTTGTTGCGTTTTTGTTTGCTTTACTGATAAATTAAACTTCCCATCTTTTAAAGTGGTAAACTTCCAAGGACCCCACATGTCTTCAAGAAAGGCATAAACATCGGGTAGCATCATTATATTAGCAATATTTCTTACTGATTCAGCAGCATTAGTAAATGTTTTTTTAACTATCGCTATTCTAGCGTCTGGTTCTTTTGCTAATTTTATTATGCTTCCTATTTCTGTTATAGCCGTTGTCTTATAAGATCCACGATGAGCAGCCAAAGACCGATGTTCATAGGGATACCATACATAGTTTATCCAGTCACTATGAAACTTCTTTAACCGATCTTTTCCCGCAAGATGCCCTAAAAGATGAGGATATTTTAATATCTTACGTAACTCTTCATCAGAGT